ATGCTTTTTTATCTCCCTCTTAGTGGCTCTGCTTTTAAGAAAGTCTATTATGACGAGCTCTTAGGCAGAGCTGTTTCAAAATTTGTTCCAGCTGACGATTTAGTTGTGCCATACACTGCTACATCTTTAGAAGATGCAGAAGCAGTTGTGCATGTTATTAAAATGTCAGAGAATGATTTAAGAAAAAAACAAGTAGCCGGTTTCTACATGGATGTAGAATTAAAACCTGGTTACAATCAAGAAACAGAAGTAGAAAAAAAAGAAAGAGAACTTGAAGGAATTAAAAAAACTAGAGAAGAAGATATATTTTCTATTATAGAAATACATACTGATTTAGATTTAGAGGGTTTTGAAGACAAAGATTCAACTGGTGAACCAACTGGAATTAAACTTCCATACATTATTACTATTGAAATGGGTAACAGACAAATTTTATCAATTAGAAGAAACTACAAAATTGATGATCCACAAAAACTTAAAATAGATTACTTTGTTCATTTTAAATTTTTACCTGGATTAGGGTTTTATGGTTTTGGATTAATTCATATGATAGGTGGATTGTCAAGAACGGCAACTACTGCTTTACGTCAACTACTTGACGCAGGAACTTTAAGTAATTTACCGGCAGGATTTAAGCAAAGAGGAATCCGTGTTAGAGATGAGGCACAAGCTATACAGCCTGGAGAATTCAGAGATGTGGATGCACCTGGAGGAAGTATCAAAGATGCATTTATGCCATTACCATTTAAAGAACCATCTGCAACTTTATTGCAATTGATGGGTATAGTGGTACAGGCAGGGCAACGATTTGCCGCCATCGCTGACATGCAGGTCGGGGACGGCAACCAGCAAGCAGCTGTTGGAACGACTATAGCTCTCTTAGAACGTGGTTCAAGGGTCATGTCGGCGATTCATAAAAGACTTTATGTGGCGATGAAAAGTGAGTTTCAATTATTAGCAGGGGTTTTTAAAACTTATCTGCCTCAAGAGTATCCATATGATGTAGTTGGAGGTCAAAGAAATATAAAAGTTGCAGATTTTGATGACAAAGTAGATATTATTCCTGTTGCAGACCCAAATATTTTCTCTCAATCACAAAGAATTAGTTTAGCACAGACAGAATTACAACTTGCAATGTCAAATCCACAAATGCACAACCTATATGAAGCGTTTCATGCAATGTATACGGCGATTGGTGTAAAAAATATTGATAAAATTTTACCACCACCTCAACAACCTATGCCAATGGATCCTGCAACTGAAAATATTCTTGCAATGAGCGGAAAACCGTTCCAAGCATTCAAAGGACAAGACCATCAAGCACACATTACGACCCATTTAAACTTTATGGCGACTAATATTGCTCGAAATAACCCAGTTGTGATGGCTGCGTTAGAAAAAAACATCTTTGAACACATTTCTTTGATGGCACAGGAGCAATTAGAGGTAGAATTTAGGGAAGAAATTGCAAAATTAATGCAAATGCAACAAATGATGCAACAAAACCCAATGTTACAACAAGATCCGCAGATTCAACAACAAATAATGTCTCTTTCAATGAGTTTAGAGTCTAGAAAAGCTAAATTAATTGCAGAAATGACTGAAGAATTTAAAAATGAAGAAAATAAAATTATGGGTGAGTTTAGTAATGACCCAGTTGCTAAATTAAAAGCTAGAGAATTAGATCTAAGAGCTATGAATGACACTGCTAAACGTGAACAAGACCAAGAAAAAATAGATTTAGATAGATCTAAACAATTAATGGGTCAACAACAATTTGATGAAAAATTAGATCAAAATCAAGAATTAGCTGAATTAAGAGCTGATACTTCGCTAACTAAACAAATGATGTCTCAACAAGCTAAAATGGAGAATGATTTGATGAAAATGGCAGATGTTAAAATCTTGAAAGGTCCAAAAAGATAGTATATAAACGAACAAGGAGAAAACTATGGGAAAAGGAAAAACATTCTTTACAAAAAACAATCCAAGATATGTTGGAGAAGTTGTATCTGATACACCAAAAGCAGATGCAAAAAACACTCTTTCAGTTAATGCGGATGGTTATGCAAAAGAAGTAGAAGTTAAAATTCCTCAAGGCGAACCAACAGTAAACAAAGTTGGTGGTCAAAGAAGAATGTTAGCTTCTAAAAAATCTACTGTTAAGTGGTATTAGTATGTGGTTCTCGGCAATTAAATTAGCCGTTTCTGCTGGAAGTAAAATATACGCTAATAAGCAGAGAGCGAAAGTTGCAATGTCTGATGCACAACTATTGCATGCAGAGCGACAAGCGCGAGGCGAAGAAGCTTACCAGGGAAAACTGTTAGAGGCTCGTCAAAACGACTACAAGGATGAGGTCGTTTTATTGATCCTCACGTTGCCCATTTTGGTGCTCGCATATGGGGTGTGGTCTGACGATCCGGCGGCTATGGAAAAGATAAAGATTTTCTTTGAACATTTCCAAGCGTTGCCGACATGGTTTACTTCACTTTGGATACTTGTATGTGGCAGTATTTTTGGTATAAAGGGAACACAAATTTTCAGAAATGGAAAAAAATAAGGAGATAAAAAATGGCAAATAGAAGATTTAATAAACAAACAACTCAACCATTAAAAGATGGTGGAAGAGCTAAAATGAGAGGTGGTGGAATGTCTACAGCTAGAAAAGACATGATGTCAGGATACTATCCTTCAGACATGGGCATGGCGGGTGGTGCTATGTACAAAAAAGGTGGAAAAGTAGGCAAGAAGAAACAAGGCTACAAAGCTAGAAAAGACGAATCTATCGCTATGAGAATTCGTAAGAAAAGAACTAAGAAGCAATTAAAAGCATCTAGAGAC